GCAGAACTTAAAAAAGATTCCTACGAAGACGGCACATATAATATTGATACACTGAAAGATGAAACTCCGGAAACAGGATACATGGTAACATTTTACCAGATAGGAGATAACTATTCACCTGATGAGTATGCACAACTTGTTAGAATGATGAATAGCAAATCAGATGGTAAAGTATATGCAGGAAGATTCACAACAGCAGAAGGATTAGTAAGTCCCGAGATAAGTTGGAATTTTAAAAGCCGTGAGGATGCAGAAGCAATCGGAAGAAGATTCAATCAAGAATCAATATATGAATGCGAAACCGGAAACTTTATAAATACCGGGGGAACAGGAAGGAGAAAATAAGCTATGATGAATGCAGAACAGTTTCAGAATAAGTATAAGACAAAAGAAGAAAAAGAAGCCGCGCTGAAGAAGATGAGCAATGAAGAGATTGATAACCTTATCAATACATGTAATAACACATATGCCAAAATATTCTATAAGCGACATAAGAAAGGATAAATAATGGTAGATAATAATAAAAAGAAACCTACCAAGAAAAAAGTAAATGAAACACGTCCATTAAATGAGAGAGAGAAGATATTCTGTAGAGAATACGTAAAGCAAGGCAATGGACAGCAGTCAGCCATAAAAGCTGGATACGCTCCAAAAAATGCCAAAGTAACCGCCAGCAAACTTCTAACCCGAAACAACGTGAAGCAAGAAATTGCCAGGTTAAGCGAAAAGCGCGAGAAGAAAGCGATAATGGACGCGAATGAAGTTATGGAGCTTTACTCAGCAATCGCGCGTGGTGAAGTTAAAGACCAATTCGGACTCGATGCTTCACTCAATGACAGAATCAAAGCGATGAATGAAATCGCAAAGCGTACAGTTGATATAGAAAACAGAATCAAGGGAACACCTGATAATGTAGTACAGATTAAACTTGATTGGAGTCGTGAATAAGTTGTAAAGCGCCATAGCATAATGGTAGTGCATCGGATTTTGGTTCCGTGTCGTGCAGGTTCGAATCCTGCTGGCGTTGTTTGAGATGCGTACTATAACAACGAAGACCATTTTACCCCCGAAAACATAAATGTGCATTGTCGAGCAGATAAACCCAAGTACGCATCTCATTATATCGCAGAGTAGAGAAGTTTGGTTATCTCACCTGGCTCATAACCAGGAGAACGCAGGTTCAAATCCTGCCTCTGCAATTCGAGGATAATAGAATATGCAACAGAGTATTAAGCTTAAAGAATGTATCGGTCCGGTATATGATGATGTGCTGGACGATATACTCAATCACAAACACAGCAAGTACATTTTTCCAGGAGGACGAGGTAGTTTAAAATCGTCCTTCATTGCTATTGTAATAGTTTTAATCATCATGATATTTCCAAAAGCTAACGCGGTGTGTTTTAGAAAGATTGCGAACACAATACAAACATCAATCTTTCCACAAATCGTGTGGGCAATCTATACACTAGGTGTGGAGAAATATTTCAAGATATCAAAGAATTACTCAACACCAATCGAATACGTTCCAACAGGACAGAAAATATTCTTCATGGGTCTCGATGACCCTGACAAAGTAAAGTCAATCAAAGTAACAGTCGGATATATCGCAGTAAACTGGTTCGAAGAAGTTGACCAATTTTCTGGTGAACGTGAGCTTAGAAAAGTCACGCAGTCAACAAAGCGTGGTGGCGATATCTTCTGGGACTTCAGAAGCTTTAACCCTCCTATCTCAAAGAACAACTGGGCTAATGAGATGGTTGAGAACTACGAGCTTTATCCTAAAAAGAATACGCTAGTATTCAGAACAACATACTTACAAGCACCTGCTGAATGGCTCGGACCCGAGTTCATCGAAGAAGCTGAAGAGCTTAAAGAGAAAGACCCTAGAGCATACGAACACGAGTACCTTGGAGTACCTGTTGGAACAGGTGGAGATGTATTCCCTAACGCGAGCGATTATGACATGTCGCAACTTGTTACAATCGTGGACAGACAAATTCCAATGTGGCAGACGTTCGATTCGATATACAATGGAATTGACTGGGGTTTTGCTAAAGACCCGTTTAGATTCGTAAGAATGCACTTTGATAAAAAACACCTAGACCTTTATATCTTCGATGAGTACAGCACAGTAAAAACACGTAACGCGACAGTGTTCAAGATTCTGTATGATGAGGAGAAGAAAGTAAAGCGTGAAGAGCTGGTAACAGCAGATAGTGCTGAGCCTAAATCAGTAGCAGACTTTAAAGCTTACGGAGCATTCATTCGTGAAGCGAATAAAGGGCCTGATTCGGTTAGATATGGTATCAAGTGGTTACAAGGTCTAAACCACATCTATATTGATAAGCGCAGATGTCCTGAGACTTACAAAGAGTTTGTAAACTACGAGTACGAGCAGGACAAAGATGGAAACTTCATCAGCGATTATCCCGATGAGAATAACCACAGCATTGACGCAGTACGTTACGCGATGGAGAAGTACACCAACAGAAAGGGAAACTAAAATGGCATGGATAACAACAAAAATTGGAAAGCACATCAACACAGATTGGTTTGATGATGACACGAAGCAGAAAGAGCGACAAATAAAAGCTAATGAAGCTGAGCGCGATACTAAGAATGCCAAACCATTAGACCTGTCATCAAAGAGCTATAAAGACACTAAGGAATGGTTCAAAGCAAACAGCAATTATACCAAGTGGGAAGAGCAGATGGAAGAGGATGAGTACTACGACACACTTGGAAAATATAGTGGTGAATATTATAGCCCGATAAATCATTATTTGCGTAAAGGAGAATTTACAGCAAGCAGATACTACGAAAAGGATGACATGATAGAAGATATACAGGAGATGGATAAAGCGATAAGCGCATTCGAGTTAAAACAACCAATAACTGTGTATCGTAAAAGTGATTCCTCAATGTTCGGTAAAAATGATATGTCTTATGAGCAAATCAAAGCATTAGAAGGCAAGGTGTTTTCTGATAAGGCGTATGTGTCAGCATCTACGAAGAGTGGAGAACTTCCTGGAGAGCAGACAGTAACCGGCAACATGTATTACCACATAGATGTGCCTGCAGGAAGAGGAAATGGAGCGTATGTTGCATACTTTTCGGAGAATCATTCAGAGCGTGAGTTCATCTTAAAGCGCGGTAGCAAATATCAGGTTACAAAGGTTGTAAAAGATGCAGATGGTATAACTGTTGTTTATATGAGGATGCTATAATGCCAAAATATCTGATACACACATATCCGAAAAGACAGTGGTACGTAGAGCAATATTTGATACCCTCGATGCTCAAGCAAGGAATTGATATAAATGACATACGTGTCTATAATGATACCAACAATGAGGGTAACTTGCGTGCGTGCATGCGCGCGTTTGCAGGAGTTCCCGATAACGATGAGGGTACGTGGCACTTACAAGATGATGTAATCATATGCAGTGATTTTAAAGAGCGTACCGAGATGTATGATAATGGACTAGTGTGTGGATTCAGTTCGTTATTGTATGACGGAGATATACAGTGCAAGAAAGGCGCAGTCAAGCGCGAAGATATGTGGTTCAGTTTTCCATGTATCAGAATACCGAACAAGTGGGCGCGTGAATGTGGTACATGGGTGCAGTCAGACATTATCGGAAATCCTGTGTACAAAAGATATTGGGAAAAGGGTGTGAATGATGATTGGGCGTTCAGATTATATCTATCAACATTCCACAAAGATTGTGTAGCACTCAATATCATGCCTAATCTTGTAGACCACATTGATTATCTCATAGGTGGAGGAAGCGGTGGTAAGAGACAGCATCCGGTAAGGTCACAATATTTTGAAGATGAGTATTTAGTGGAGGAGTTGAAATATGCCTTGGATAACAATTAAAGACGGAAAACATATTAGCAGTGATTGAGGTGACACACATGACAGAAAATCGTAAAGTCAAACAATGGATAACCGTGAATGGAGTTCATGTGCCAATCATGGAAGGTCAGACGAAAGCTGAAGCAGTGCAACATGCGCTGAACAAGCAAAAGCAGAACAAAGACGATGCGGATAGCAAGAACAAGCAGATAGAGAGAAACAAGTCCGAAGCTGATGAACTGAACAGACGTGAGAAGGAGAAAGACGAAGACAAGAAGCAGTCCGAAACCGAGTCTGATAAGACCAAATATAAAGATGCAATGACTGAGCAGGAGTTCATTAAGTCAAATCTCAAAGAACTCAAGGAAGTATATAAGCGTGAGGGCAGTGAAGGTGTCACAGAGCGATGGTATCAGACACGACTGGAGAAAGAGCGTCAGAACTTGAAAGAAATACCCATTCAAGATGCGGTGTCGAAAGTTCGAGACTCGATTCCCGACAATGTATCGGCGGGATGGTTCAGAAATGCAAATAGCGAGTACAAGCCTAAACTCGTATCAGCAATCATGGGTAATGAGGGCACGCTCAATGCAGGATTGAATATGGGATATCATAATTATCGATATCAGTTTGAGCATTACAGCGAGTATCATCAAAAGTGGATTCCTAATGAAGGTGTTGACCAGAGCAAGAAGTTGTCGTTCGAACAGTGGCTCGACACACCGCAGACGATGTATAGAGGTACCTACGGACAGAAGTCCATAAAGAGTGACATCTTTCAGTCATATACACCCGATATTAAAATCGCTCAAAAGTTTTTAAATGAGTCTGAGGGTGGTAAGATTGATGTAATACAGATAAAGCCCAGAGATACATGGGGTAGTTATCAGACAACAGCGGAGCAGGAGTTTTTGATTCCAGTTTCAGAGCTTAAAAAGCGTGGCAGATGAAGAAATGGAGATGAGTCATGGCAGAATCTCGTAAAATCGAACAATGGATAACAGTCAACGGAAATCATATCCCAATATTCGAAGGTGAATCTAAAAAAGAAGCTGTCGAAAGATTCACTGCAAGGCAATCTGATGTAAAAAAATGACACAGATGTCAAAAATCGCCAGATAGAAGCCAACAAGAAAAAAGAAGCTGAAAATAAATGACAACCTTGTCACAATTTAGTATAATGAAAGTAATATAGAAAGGAGCATCTCATGACTACCGAACAGCTTAACTATTATAAGAAATTCGCAGATAACGTTAAGATGTCTGCAAAGGATTTTACCAACTTCGATTCAGATAGAGGAGATTCAATCGAAGCACAGGCAACAATGGATGTATCAACTGCAAGCGCACTTAGAAAACGCTCAGAGTTTAAGAGTGACGCAGAGTATAAATGGTATGCTCTTTGTATCTATAATGCCGCTATGATGGCGGAGCGCGGAATGCTGTGAGGTGATTGAGATGGCTAAGAAAGAAGAAAGAGAAATTAAATATTGGTTCTCACTCAAAGGTGGTAAGCGTATTCCAGTATTTGAGGGTGAGAGTAAAGCAGACATCTCAAAGAAAGTTGGAGAAGCTTATAAGAAATCCGGAAGCGGTACTCAAAAAGCAAGTACTGCATCAACCGCGAAAAAGAATGGTACTTCGAAAGTCTCAAAGCTTGACGAACCTAAGGCGCCTAAGAAGTCTGAGACTGAAGCACAGAAGAAAGCTTGGAAATCGAATGGAAATGAGTCTGATAAAGATAAGCAGATAAAATCATCGTCTGAGAAAATCAAGTCACTCAATGACGAGGAAAAGTATCGTGACACGCTGAAGAGTGGCAACAAAGTCACAGTAAAAAACGGCAAGATGCAGTTCAACGGTAAAGACATCGAAGACCTCAATCTCGATGATGCAGGAACTGTTGGTAAGGATTCACTTGCTGACCACATCAAGGGTGGTAAGCTGTCTCCTGAACGTCAAGAAGTGCATAGAAAGATAATCGAAGATTATTTTAAGGGACATCAGCCTTACGCTCCTGATGAAGAGAAAGTTGTAATGTTCACAGGCGGTGGCGGTGCATCCGGTAAGGGTATGTTCAGTAAAGATATCGGAAAGTTCTATTCGCAGAATAAGAATCCAATGGTACTCGATGCTGATGAGATTAAGAAATCACTTGCCGCCGCAGATGGTAAGGAGATTAATGACAAGCTTACCGGTTATTATCACGAAGAGTCTTCAGCACTTGCAAAGCAGATATATAACACAGCGATATCAAATAACTATCCACTCATGTTTGATGGAACAGCAACCGGTGTGGGAAGTGTTATGAAGAAGCTTGCCTTTTCTGAGAAGCATGGATATAAATCTGAGATGTGTTTCCTGTTTTCAGATTGGACAACAATCAGACAAAATTCGCTTGATAGATATCGTAAGTCGGGAAGACTCGTACCATTGACGCAGTTGTTAAAAGCGCATCAGATGTCCTATTCAGCAGTAAGCGCATTACAAGATAAGTTCGATTCATTCACACTGTACGACAATGCAGGACGTAATCTGAGAGTTGTTGGACAGAGTAGCGGAAGAAAGCCACTGAGAATATCGAACATGTCATCTTGGAATAGATTCAAGCGTACCCCTTCAGAGTTCGAGATTTCACGTAGTGAGATTGATAAGTACTTCGCAGACGTTGATAAGATTAATGAAGAGCGCAAGAGACACTGATTAATAGAGGATAGAAACAATGTCAGTATGGTCAATGATTGTTTCAAAGTTAAAGGAGATTTTTAAGATGATTGGCGGAAGAACGATTGAACAAACGTTGCACGTTACTCCTATTATGTCATCGCAGATGGAAAGTGCTATTCAGTTATGGAGTGACATGTATAAGGGACAGGCGCCGTGGCTGAAAGAGCCTAATAGTGTGGACCCTGTACGTATCGTGTCACTTGGACTTCCTTCACTCATAGCTAGTGAGAAAGCACGCACTGCATTGCTTGAGATGGAAAGTGAAATTACGACTCCTACAAAAGAAGTCGAGAAAGCAAATCCTAATTACAAAGAGCCGGGTCCCGATGAGTTTGGAAATATCATGCCTTCGATAGAACCTAAAACTATTATCGAAGATAAACCCATCACAAGCACTGAGAGAGCTGAGTATCTTAATGAGCAGTATAAGAAGCTTAAGAAGCAGTTACGTAAACAGCTTGAGTACGGTATTGCTAAGGGCGGGTTAGTTATTAAACCTTATCTCGTAGCAAATGCAGTGGATAAAACAGACAAACAGAAAAGCACTAAAAAGGTTGATTGGCAAATGGAGTTTGACTTCATACAAGCCGATTCATTTTATCCTTTAGCATTCGATGCAAGCGGACAAATTACCGAAGCCGCATTCATACAGACTCAGGTTGAAAAAGATGTCATCTTCAGAAGACTTGAGTATCACAAGTGGAAAAATAATTCAGTTCAGATAATCAACAAAGCTTTTAAATCTACGAATAATCAGACCGAAGGAAATCAGAACGGAGTTGATTTAGGACAAGAAGTTCCATTATCGAGTGTTTCTGCTTGGAAAGATTTAAAAGATTCAGTCACGATTAAGAATATCCAGAAGCCATTGTTTGCCTACTTTAAAATGCCCGAAGCCAACACGGTGGACACAAGTTCACCGCTTGGCGTGTCGGGTTACAGCAGAGCTGTACAGCTCATTAAGGATGCTGACATGCAGTATTCAAGACTTCTGTGGGAATACGAAGCCGGTGAGATGGCAATCGATATCGACCGTGATGCAATGAGCTTCATGGAAGGTACTGATGGAAAGTATCACACCGTTCCAAATCAGATGCAGGCAAGATTGTTCAGAAAGATTGACTTAGGTGAATCTGATACTTATCAGCCTTACGCGCCTACATTACGTGATGCCGCATTCATTCAAGGACTCAATGCTATATTGATGAGAATCGAAGATGTGACAGGCTTGTCACGTGGAACACTTTCAGATGCATCTGCTGAAGCTAAGACCGCAACAGAGTTAAAGATACTCAAGCAGAGAAGTTATCAGACAAACGCAGATATACAGCAAGCAGTCGAGGACACTCTTCGCGATGTAATTTATATCATGAATGCGTACTGTGATTTGTACGAGATAACCAAAGCAGGAGACTATGATGTTAACTTTGAGTGGGATGATTCAATTATTGTTGATGTTGATACCGAACTTAGTAAGCGCATTACACTTATGCAGAACGGATTGACCAGCAAGATTGAAACTCGTATGTGGTACTTCGGTGAGACAAAACGACAAGCCGAAGAAGCACTGAAGGAGATAAGCGCAGAATCTACACAAGATGCTGAGAATGAGATGATAATGAACTCAAACAACGAAGAGCATAATAATTTCGGTGAATAATTTATGTTATCGGAAAAAGACATCGAAAACTTGATACAGCCGATTCTTGACAGACAAGATGCAATTAACAGTTATGTGATTCAAAAGATTGCGCAGAGGGTAAAAGAGATTGGTAAAGTTTTACCCTCTGACGTACATCGTTTAGAGAGAATCTTAAAATCAGGCAGTGATGTGCGTGCAATCAACAAAGAGATAGCACGGCTTACCGGATTGAATGAGCGCGATATCAAGCAACTCATAAAGGCTGTAGCGAAAGATGCTTATCAAGATGCAAAGCCTTATTATGACTATCGGCAAAAACCTTACATTCCCTTCGAGAAAAATATAGAGCTTCAGCGTATAGTTAAAGCTGTAGCGAAGCAAACTTCTGACACGTATGTCAATTTATCGAACGCTAGAGCGTTCATGATTCGAGATTTAAAAAATCCTAAAAGATTAATCCCTACAAAGATTTCAAAAACTTATTACTCAATTGTTGACGAAGCAATACAAGCATCACAGTCCGGAGTGATTGATTATAACACGGCAATGCGTAGAACATTACGCCAGCTATCTGCAAGTGGTATACGCTACGTCAATTATCAATCAGAGAGCGGTAAGAAGTTCTCACAGCAACTTGATGTTGCAGTCAAGCGTAATCTGATGGACGGTATACGACAGCTTAATCAAGCAGTGCAAGATGAAGTTGGTAAACAGTATGGCGCAGACGGAAAAGAAATAACTGTGCATGAGCATTCAGCACCCGACCATGAGCCGATTCAAGGACATCAGTTTACGAATGAAGAGTACGACAAGCTTCAAAATGGTGAAGCGTTTGAAGATGTGAATGGAAAGAAGTTCGCACCAATCGCACGTCATATCGGTCAATATAACTGTAGACACTTTACCTACTCAATCATTGTGGGTGTAAATAAGCCGAATTTTTCTGAGAAGCAACTTGAGCAAAATATCAGACGCAATCAGAAAGGATACACCGACAAAAATGGAAATCACTATACACTTTACGAGTGCGCGCAAGAGTTGCGTAAGATGGAGCGTGATATACGACAGTTAAAACGTGACATCATTGTCGCAAGAGAGTCCGGTGATGAGTTCATGGAAAGAGAGAGTCGAGCGAAGTTAGGACAAAAGCGTAAAGCATATAACGCGTTTAGTGAAGCTTGTGGACTACCTCGTAAGATGAACAATTGTAAGGTGGAAGGATTTCGAAAATAAATGACAAAAATGTCATAAAAGTGTTTATTTTTCTCCAAATTGGTGATAATATATTTAGTAAGAAAGGTGCGATTATGGAAGGAATTATTATTGCAGTAATATCGGGTGTTTTAACTTTGGTTGGAGTCATCATAACCAACGCATCAAGTAATCGCGCTATTGAAAATAAATTGGTCACTTCACAAGCAGTAACAGATACTAAGATTGATATGTTAACTGATGAAGTGCGTAAGCACAATAATTTTGCAGTTGAAATTCCCGTCATGAAGGAACAGATAAAGGTTGCCAATCACCGAATTGATGATTTGGAACATACCTTGAAAGGAGACGATAGAAAATGAATATCACGTTTTTTGTCTCAGCACTTGCAATCATAGCGGCGGCTACCGCGCTGACAGTTGAAGGAATCAAGAACGTACTCAAGTCAATGGACAAAGATTGCAACTCAACTGTACTTGCAGTAATAGTTTCAGTAGTACTTTCAATTGGAGCATCTATCGGATATATAATCTATACTTCGACAGCAGTTACTGCTCCACTGATTGTTCTGATTATCGCTTTTGCATTTCTTTCGTTTTTATGCGCTACTGTCGGATACGACAAAGTTGTAAAAGAGATAATTGAAAAGCTAATCAAGAAATAATCACCTAAAGGTGTTTATTTATAGATACTCCAGCGTAAAGAGATATAAAGAACGCGCATTCAGTCGAGACTGTAATCGACAGTTAAACAAGACAGATATAAAGAATGGAGGCAATGAATGAAGGACGTAAAAGAACTTTTTGACAAAGCAGAGGACGGCACGCTCACATATGAGCAGTTCATGTCACTTGCAAAAGAAGCAAATGCTAAGCTCGTAGATTTGAACGAGGGTGGCTATGTTTCAAAGAACAAGTATGAATCCGACCTCGAAGCAAGGTCAAAGGAAATCGAAACACTCAATGGTACGATTTCAACTCGTGACACTGATTTGGAAGCTCTTAAGAAACAGCTTGAGGAAGCCGGAGCAGATTCAAGTAAACTGTCAGAACTTACCGCACAGCTTCAGGAACTTCAGACAAAGTATGACGCAGATGCTAAGAGTTATAAGAAACAGCTTGCACAGCAGTCATATGAGTTTGCAGTCAGAGAATTTGCGAATACGCAGAACTTCTCAAGTCAGGCGGCAAAAAGAGATTTCGTCCAATCAATGATTGCGAAGCAGTTAAAGATGGAGAACAACTCCATTCTTGGTGCAGATGATTTTGTTAAGGTTTATGCCGAATCAAATGAAGATGCATTCTTACACGATGAGGAGTATCTCGATGGTATGCTTGATGATAGTGCATCGGGAACCGATGATAAGCCTCAGTTCGTAGGTTCTACTCCTGGAGCTGAAGACTTAGGTACTCCTGACCCGACTGGCGGATTTTTAAATGCAATGCATTTCACGCTTGCAAAACCTATGCCTAACAATTAATTAAGGAGGAAAAGATTATGCCTACACCCTATGTATCACCTGCAAACAACGGCACTTCCGGAACCTATGATGGTTCTAATGCCATTGGAGCACTTAACTACGCAAAAGAGTACAGCCGTGCGCTGTCACAGATGTGGCCCTACGTACTCAACTTCGGAGAGCTTTACAGCACTCCTAACAACAACAGATATCGTTGGGTAAATGCTAAGACGATTGAGATTCCTTCAATCAGCACCACCGGTAGAGTTGATGCCGACAGAGACACTGTAGCATTCGCTCAGAGAAACTACGACAACGCTTGGGAGACCAAGACTCTTAGAAATGAGAGAAAGTGGTCCACCCTCGTTCATCCCATGGACATCGACCAGACCAACATGGTATCTACCATCGCAAACATCACCAATGTTTTCAACGATGAGCAGAAGTTCCCTGAAATGGATGCATATCTCATTTCCACTCTGTATGCAGATTGGCTTGAGACTAAGAATCCTCGTACCGGCGAGACTCATGCCGCAGACACTACTGTACTTACCGTTTCAAACATCCTTAGCGTATTCGATGAGATGATGCTTAAGATGGACAACGCAATGGTTCCTCTTAACGGAAGAATCCTCTATGTAACCCACGAAGTCAATGTACTTCTCAAGGAAGCACAGGGTATCACCAGAAGCATCAGCGTTGAGAACGGACCCAATGCAATTGACAGACGTGTCAACAGACTCGACCAGGTAACTATTAAGCCTGTACCTGCTCAGCTCATGAAGACTGCATACGATTTCACCATTGGATGGAAGCCCGCATCTTCTGCAAGCCAGATTAATATGTTCCTTGTACATCCTGCCGCTGTCATCACTCCCGTAAGCTACACCTTCTCAAGAATCGATGCTCCTTCTGCAATGTCTGAAGGAAAGTACGTTTACTACGAAGAGAGCTTCGAGGATGCATTCGTACTCAACAAGAAGAGTGACGCACTTCAGTTCAACGTAACTGCCGGTGCAACCACCACTACTACTGAAACTACCGAGACCACCGAAACTACTGAGTAAGGAGACGCTATGGCAGACACTTTAACAGTAAGACGTGGAGGAAGTTTTCTTACAATTCCCGTACTTGCGGTAGACAGATACCTTGCAAAAGGATATGTGGTTGTTGATGCGAACGGTAATCCGATTCAGACCGAGGACGCTGATGATGCTAAAGCCCTTAAGCAGAAATGTGACGCTTATGCCGCTGAGATTAAGAAGCTGAAAGCTGAAGTCAGCGAACTCAAAGTTAAACTCGAAGAGCATAACGAACCCGTAAAGGTAAGTAAGCTTTTTGGAGCTGAAGCTGAAGAGTCTGAGCCGATTGAAAAACCGGTTGAGAAAAAGAAAGCCTCTAAGCAGTCAAAGAAATCCGTTTAAATCGAAAGGTGGTGGACTCAGTGTATCTAACGTATGCAGAATATCAAAATATGGGAGGTGCATTAGATGAAGCCACCTTTAATGATTTGGAATTTGAAGCAGAAGCTTTAGTCAACTGGTACACGTTCAACAGACTTAAAAACGATACAGAATTTCCCGAAGAGCTTAAGCGGTTAATGAAGTATCTGATAAATCTTGCATATCAACAATCGAATTTGATTGGAGCAAGTGGTAGCGGGGATAGCGAAGTTGCAAGTGGTAAAGCCATCGCATCGCAGTCAAACGATGGAGTATCTATCAGTTATAATATCTTGAGCGCGTCAGAGCTAATGCAGAGCGTGAAAGATGCTGGTAAAGATGCAATACAAAAATACTTGCAAGGAGTAATGAACGAAGCAGGAAGATTATTACTTTACAGAGGAGTATATCCTGATGAGTAAGCCTGGATATCCTATATGGTGGGACACCACCGTAACGGTATACAATAAGTATAAAGACCCTCAGACTCAACTTGTCAGATGGTATCGAACTGTAATTGCTGACTGCTTTTGGAAATTAGATGGAACTACAGTTCAAGTCGGAGATGTGATGCTTGATAGTAAGTCGATTGTATGTCGCATTTCCAAAGACGATAGGTTTCTTGAGAAGCAAGAGTGGATTAATAAGCCTAACGATGAGCGCGGAAATTATTTCACAGTTGCGCAAGGTGACATCATTGTCAAAGGAGTTTGTGCGGAAGAAATCGATGAGTATACGAGAGGACATCGTTCGACAGATTTGTTAGGAAAGTACCGTGAATACCAAGCATGTATGGAAATCACAGAGTACTCGAACAACACCGGAATAGGAAGAAACAATGAACATTATTTTGTAAGAGGTAAGTAAAGTGGCTACTACGATTTTGGTACACTTGGATAAAAATGTAGTCAGCGATGCAATACGTGAGAAGTTAAACGAAGTTAACAACCCCACTACAATGCTTGCGCTACATAACATACTTGCAAAAAGATGTGACCCTTATGTGCCATTTCTCGAAGGACCACTGTCTCAAACAGTTGTCGTTTCTTCGAAAGGTGTAACTTATATACAACCTTATGCGCGTTATCAGTACAAGGGTGAGGATTTTAATTTTACCCGTGACAAACACCCATTAGCGTCAGCATATTGGGACAAAGCCATGCTAAGAGACCATGGTGACGAGTTTAATCAAGAAGTTAAAGATACGATTAAGTGGAGGCTAAAACAGAGTGGTCGATAAGAATCAAGCAATAATCGATTTCATCGCGCAATGTCCTACCATCGCTGAGAATCCTTTATTCTTCAACTTCTTGAATGCTAAGGACAATGATAAGCAACTCATCACACACGCGAATGAAACGCAGTTAAACAGTAAGTATGTTGACGGTAGTATTTTAAAACGATACACGTTTACACTGATTGATTTTAAATCAGTTGCATATGAACCTATTCCGAAAGTTGAAGGATATATCAGTGAGAATGTTGAAGAATATGAAGCAGTGCAGTCAATAATGGATTGGGTTAATGAGCAAGGAGACTTGATGCAATACCCCGATTTCGGACCTGACTGTATCATCGATTCGATGCGCACTACATCCGAAAATCCTAACTTAAACGGAGTTGACACGAGTGTCTCTCCCGCGTTAGCGAAATACAGTATGTCAATTCAGATTGACTACATCGACACAAGTAAAGCTATTTGGAATAACGATTAAAGGAGGTAAACAAATGGCGGCAGAAACTACTATCAAACAGATTAATCTTAGAACCGGTCAGAGAGCTGAAAGAAAGCTCCTTATCACCGTAGCTGAGTGGGAAGAGCCTACTCTTGACGGAACCACTGAGGGTACCGAGACTGTCAGAGAACTCCTTGGAGTAAGAACTGAAGATTCTGCAATCGAGTACAATCCCGATATTCAGGAATCAACTGACATCCTCGGTAACAACTACACCGATGTTAATAAGACTCAGCCTTCACAGAGCTTTGACCCTTTCCTTATCCTGGGTGGTTCAAGACTCGGAGCGTTTCTTAACGACATCAGACGTAGAAATGCGCTTTCTGAGCTTCAGCAGTTTACTATCTATGTCATCACCGCATTCATC